CTTAACATGGAAGGCAATTTGATGTGGCGAGAACCGGATTTTGTTATCCGATGTTATCTTTAGCTCTACAGTAAAAAAGTGCCCATTAACATTATACCCCAATAGATCAGGAGTACCAAATAGAGAAGTATTTTCAATCCTTGTCCACGATATTTTAGGTGTAATTCTTTTAAGCTCATGCCATAGTTTTCGTTCTGGTTTCATTATAATAATGATGATAACAGACGCTTAAACTATTAGCTTTGGTTCACCCATTTTTGCTACTTCATCGTGAGTTGTAATCACTATTCTGTGAGTCTCTCTAGCACCAATAATTTTATTTTCAACTAAATTCACACTCATAACATCATAATGTCTACCATCAGGAGTCCTGACTTGAACACGTGCGTCTTGGGCTACACTACTACCTTTCTTTGGACCGACGAATCTATCGAAGACCATAATTAAATCTCTACCTTTTAGCATTGCTCTCCATTTCTTTTATTCTATCTGTTAACGTAGCAACATCATAAGATAATAATGTATTATCTCTTTTCAATTCTACTATTTCTTTTCTTAAGTCTTCAATTATCTTAATTAAATCTGATTTTTCTACTTCATCTTTCATATTTACAATATAAGATATTATAGGTATATTGTCAATCATGTCAGAAATAGAACAGAAAAAACCAGGACTCCCAGCTAGACTCACACCTATGCAACGTAAGTTTGCTGAACTATTGGTATTCAACGAAGGGCATAAGTTTGCCTATGAATGCGCCAAGGAAGCAGGGTATGAAGGAGATAATGCCACACTTAGAATGCAAGCTAGTAGACTTCAAAATCCTAGATACTTTCCATTAGTAGTTAAACACATAGGAGAACTACGTGAGGAAAACTACAAAAAACACAACATATCTTTCGGTGGTCACTTAACAGAGCTAGCTAAAATCAGAGATGAAGCTTTAAAAAACAGATCATACTCCGCTGCAACTAACGCAGAAAAAGCACGTGGAACTGTTGGTGGATTATATATTGAACAGAAGATTATCAGAACGGGTAAGATAGAAGATTTATCTGAAGAAGAACTAAATAAAAGAATCTCTACAATCAGAGATGATCACGCTTTGTTAATGGAAAAGACTGAAGCTAAAAAAGAAACTAAAGATAAAAAACCAAAACCTATACTATCTTAGTCATCTTAACTACCCAAGAAGTAGGAATCATAGTCCGATCACCAAAAGTCATTTCCTTTGTAGTAGAATCTAAATCATAAGACGCAAATATTTTTACTGAATCTTTATCCTTGGAGAATACCCAACCTTCATTAACTGGTCTAGCCAATTTCATCTTATTAAACTCTCTGTCATCAGCCCAACCCGAATCGGATAACGCATCAACCCACTCAATCCTGTACTTTGAATACGGGATATCGTTCGACTGAGTTGGCACGACTTGTTTTCTTAGTCTTGGTTTTCTTCTCTTTGGTTTTCTTTTGTTTGCCATAAAAATAATCTGGGTTGTGTTTTGCATTGAACTCATCCATCCAAGGTGATGGACCACTCCAATTTTTATTTCTACCTATCATACTCTACCCTATACCTTTTTAAAAATATTTTTTCCACTTTTGGTGACCCAAAAGTCCCGCGCGGCCCCTAGTAAAAAATAAATGGCTTATACCAATGCTTATTTAAGCACAGATTGTCACGTCCTTTTAAAACCATTGGTATTCCTTGCTAATCACGAAATCACGAGATCACGTGTAAATTAAAAGTGCTGTTTTAACAATTTCATAGTTTTGAAAAAGGTATAGATTCGTGATCAACCGCATAAAACCTTACTTCTTATATAATCCCAGTCGCTTGTTGCCTGCTCCTTGTGGCAAGAATAAGGCACCTTGACTGTGACATATATATCACACTTACTCGTCTGTAATATCTTGTAACAATATGATTTTGTTCTGATTCACCATTACTCGTCCGAGCAACTGCTGAATTTTAACAAACAACCCGTCTAATTGTTCTTCGGGAACATCATTAGTTTCTGTCTGAAGTAATCTCTTCAGTTGAGTCTCATCAACTTGCATCTCTTTCAAGATTCTTTTTTCAACTCTTTTGATTGTCTCTTTGTTCATAGTACTTATCCACCCTTTCTAAAAATTGATGTTGATATTTAATAAACTCTTTCCCTTTGACTTGAAATTTTTGGAAATAATTATCTGGAGTACACATCAATATAACTCCTTGAGTAATCTCTGATTCATGCACGTGATTATGCGCCATAGCATAAGCACCTAACTGCATAAAATAATCATCGATCCACTCTCTACGTTTTGGTTTATTACTTTGCTTAAAATCTATAATACTATCTTCATAGTCATAGATTCCTGCAAGGTCTGTCGCTCCCGCGTACAAACCAGGGTAGTAAACAACCACTTCACTTCCCCAAATTTCTTGTAAATCATTGAATCCTTTAGCAATTATCGTGTCTGCCATTTCCTTTGCAACACGCCCTTCTGGCCGTAAATCTAAATAGCCTTCTCCTAAAATATGCTTTTCTAAATGCGTATGCATGTCAGTACCGCGCGCGGCTGCTTGTTCCTTGATCCTTGTCGCCTGCTCCATGCCGACTTTCGCTTGCCAATTCGCAATCGAGTCTCGCTTCTCCTGCGGCTGAGTCGCTGATAAAATAGTCGTAACACTCGGTAGCTTTTCTTTACCAACACCATAAGTTCTTATTCCGTCCGTCGTACTCCGCGTCGAAGGCGGATAGTTATATAATTTATTCCACTTCATAGTTTCTTTTTTAATTCTTTCAAATAATCTTGTTCTTCTTTACGATTATGTTCTCTAACAATCGCAGCTTGTTTTCTAAAAGCCCAGGCACTCAATTGTCCGGACCAACCCATCAGCCATAAATAAAATTTTAACATCATAGTATTGTTACATATAACGACAATAAAGTCATTAGTCCTAAAAAAGTAATTAAAGTCATAATGATCCAATTCATTCCATATTCATATTTTGTTTATATTGATGTAGACTAACTACCTTATCATTCATTAAATACTCTGGCTCATAGTGATCAATCACTTGTTCCAGTTTATGCATTTTTACTTTAGCATGTGGCCATAATAATCTGCATACAGAATAGCAATCTCTAAAAGTACATCGCCAACGCCATTGTGTTTTAAATTTACCACCTGATTTAGTTTTACCTTTTATATCACGTCTAATTACAGTTCCAACTGCAAGTATTTCGTGGACCCAGCGTATCACCATTTCATCAGTCATCGCTATCTCCATGCTAATACGCATGGAATTAGACATTCGATATCCAGGTTTACCTCTATGTTTCTTTTTTTTCTCCGGAGCTCTTTTAATATGAAGACTCCCTTCTCCATCAAATAAGCCAGCAATATAGCCAATATCTGCAATACTAATTGTCATAATCTATACAAAGTTTCCCTTCCATATGGTCTAGTTCATGTTGAATTACTTGCGCATGTAGATCATAAAAAGTTTTTTCATGCTCTTCTTCATGCTTACACCAGTAATTTACTTTCATTCTTAGATGTCTTTTAACATCTGCAAATTTTCCTGGAGCCGATAGGCATCCTTCATTCATTGTCATCGTTTCTTCTGATTTCTTTTTTACAATTGGGTTAACCATTGTAATTGGATTAGCTCTTGATGGTGTTATATCTAGCACACAGATTCTTTTAGGAATGCCTAATTGAATCGCAGCGAGTCCCACTCCATTAGATTTATACATAATCAAACACATATCTTCTATCAGTTCTCTATCTTCCTCACTTAAAGGAAGCATAACCACTTCTGATTTTTTACGTAAAACTGGATCTGGATATTTTAATATTTTCATTTTAATTTTTCTTTATCCCACATTATTAACATACCTATAATTAGTGCATAGATTCCTATTATGATTAACATACTCCATATCATATCAACCCTCCTGGTTTCCGTGCACGTACTCCCAGGAGAGCAAAGGCTCCACACCTCCACGGTTACTTACCGCTTCACAGGTTGACGTACAGAGGCTAGCGCGAGGCTTTACTTGGACGCAGGTCCTTTTCATACTCTTAAATTCTATCTGCATATACACCCAAAAAAATCACCACTACCATCATTCATTACGTGAACATTCATCGGATCACCGTAATAGGTAGTTAGTTTTAATCTTAAGATGTCACATAGATCAAAACAATCTATAAAAATTTTACTTACCAATGACATTCCTTCTGTCATTTCTTTCGTCACCGGAACTAGATGATACATTCCGTCTGTCAATATTATTAATTCCATTCACATACTCCTTTATATATTTATACCAAAGATCTTTATATTTGGGATCTTTAGTTTTTTCCCAAAGATTAGCCACGTCGTCAATCTTCTTTTGCATCATACTTTTTAGTTCCCCATTTAATTATTTTATTAATTCCTGGAGCTTGAATATCTAAATGTGCATAGGGTTTCCATGCTCGCTTTATAATATTTAACTCCAACAATAAAACATTCCATTGTTTAGGTGAAATGTTTTTAGAACTTATAGTTACTTTCTTCATTTCTTTCCTTGTATTAATTGTTTAGCCACTGTTGTCCACGGGTTGACATCGTAGTCTATTTTACTGCAACCTGTGAATGCCATCAGCATCAACATAAATAGTATCCAATGCACTTTCATCGAGTTCTCCTTGTGACTTACAAACATTACATTGAGCTACTACTTCTTCTCTAGCTAAATGGTAGGGAACTTTAATGAAGCCGTTCCCATTACAGCTCGGACAAATTACTTTTTTATCCTTTGGTTTATCCTTTGGATCCTTTACCATTAGATTTGCCTTTCGTTATTACTTTCTTTATTTCTTTTTCTACTAAATATTCAATGGTCTTTGATAATGATAAAGGCACATCAAATATTTCTTTACTTAGTGTTCCTACGTCCGTATAAGTTTTTAAGGACAAAGAAACGTTTTTGAACTTAGTTATATCTGTCATATAATATTCTCCTTTGTTGATTCGAATATAATATGGGATAATCTAGAAGTCAAGGGGTAAATGAAATTTATTTTAACTTTAATTATGTGCTCAATGCATGCTGGAGAATGTATGCCTCCATACCAATGGCCTGAGCGTTTTAAAGATTCCTATGATTGTATGCAGTTTGGCTATGAAGAAGCCCATAAAAAAATGAAAGAAATTGGTCGTGTAGAAGTCAATAAACACGGGGTTTATATAAGATTTACGTGTACTCCAATCACCGAAACTTGACAATAATATTACTGTTGTATATATGTCACAATATATTCACACCTTCTTCTTTCTGCCTCTTTATTCTTAAGAGGCAGAGAGTCTTTATCTCCCTTGACCGTTGTATTTTTTCCACGATCGGCGTTTTGATTTGTTCATTTTTGCTTTGCTAGGATTACGTCCAATCGAAGTTTTGTGAAATATAGGTACGTGTGCAACTTTTGCGTATAGTCCTTTAGCTTTTTTAGCCATCTGAATCTACTTTCAATGCATATTGAAATTTGTCTTTGTCGACAGGACGTGGAATATAACTTATTTTTCCATTAACTTTTTGTTCGACATCGTGACCACATGTCATGCATCTATAAATATTTCCATGCCACAAACAAACTAACACTGTAGCTAGATTGCAATGTGGACAAGTACCGTTAACTATTTCTGCTTCCAGCCGAATATTAGTGCTGAGACCAGATTTTTTAGATGTGTCATTACTACTTTTTTTATCTTTTTTATTTTTTTTAAAAATTTCATTGTAGTTATCCTTATATTGTTGTGTTGGTATTCGTGATCTTCCATCCCAACGTCTACCTTTTTTATTTTTAGACATTAATATAAATCTTTCCAATCAGTATTCTTTATTTCAGAATTATCTAAATGTGGTTGTTGGATTTTATCTTTAGTGTCTACTTCAATGTCAGTAGTCGTTGATTCTATAACCTGGTCTACGTGTCCTATAAAAAAAGATTTTAGTTCTTCTTTTTTAGCATGAGGTTTAGGAACTATCACTGTCCGGGTTATGTCTATCGGTTTGACCATGTTTTTTCCTATCGTATATTTTCTTATTCTTTACCACTTTCTGTTTAAAATGTCTAAGTTGTTTTGCAACTGGATTACGTTTTTTATTGGGTTTTTTCATTACTCCAATATCAAAGCTTTAATAGTTTTTCGCTCTTGATATATCTCAGTCTTAGCCTTACCTTTATAGCATTTATAAGAAACAGTTTCACTGTACTGTCTCTCCGCTTCACGTTTCCCGCGAAGGCATTGGGCCATTGACGGTTGAATAAGGTGTTCCTTAATTTCTCCGTTTACAAACATCAGAAGGGCTATTACACTCTCTATCAATTTTGACCTCCATTTTTATAATGTATTTCTCTATTTGCATCTTTTAGTTTTTCTATATCTTCTAAAACTTTATCCATTTGTTTTCTTAAAAATTCTATATTAACTTTGTTTAAAGCCATAGATTCAATATGTAAATTTAATTTATCTACGGTTTTATATAAATCCTCGATCATCATAAACTGCTCAGAATCTGCGGGCAATGAACCTAGTTGTCCACGTGGCCACTTGATTCTAAACTCTGTATTCTCAGTTAAATCTTTAGACATTAACTCTACTTGAGTTTGAAGTTTGTTTTGCGTTTCAATCACACCGAAATAAGCCCAGGTGCCGATTGCGACCAGCGCGATCAGGCTGGCAACCGTCTTCATCGGCATTTGCACCGCTGCTTCTTCAGAAATTTTAAGAGGTTTTGCCATTAGTTTTTTACTTCGTTTTCGTAAGATATATCATGCCCATAATCTTTTTCATAGGTGTAAGTTCGCTTGCATTTACAGCCTTCACAGGCACATAAATCACCATCATAGTGGTGGCCGTGTATTTCTTCGTCGCAATGGCATTTACAATGACATTTTTGACACTTGCTCATTACATTACTCCAACTATTTGTCTACATGATGGACAAGATTTTTTATATCTTGAGTGTGTTCCACAGTGGTCTAATACAATTTCTTCTTTTTTACCCGATGGTAAAGCAGAAGCTAACCAATTTAATGTTTTAGTAAAAGGCCAACAAATAATTTTAATTAATCCTCTAATCATTTTTCTTCTCCTCAATTTCGTAGAAAAACTTGTCTGTATCTTCTGTACGCCAAGCTCTACTATCCTCTACATTCCATTCATTTGTTTGCACTTTCCAATCAGGAATATTATCTTTCACTGTGAAAGAAGGTATGTCCCATATACATCGATTGTTAGGTTGTGCTGCATAATTACCATCATCTAATGCAATTATGTGAGCGCACTTGTGTTCGTGCGGAATCTCTGAATGATCAGTGTCGACTATGTTACTCTCTGGATGTGCAAAGTCAACAGTAAATAAATATTTTCCTGGATGCCATTTTTTATCTTTGCCAATATACTTACCGGCTTGGCTATCTAATATGTCCCAACGAGTAATAGCAGGATAATAACTAAAAGAATTCCAGAGCTGAAGCTCATCAAGTCTACGTTGAGGTACATCCTCAACCTTAAATCCACGTTGTATAAAAGCTGTAATAGGTAATCTATAAAAGACTGCACCATTTTCCATAATTGCGTGCCAAAGAATTGCTTTACCTGTAATTGCTGACATGCCAAAGATAATACAATCTTCAACTTCTCCATGATGTTTTTTAAGATCATATAAATATTCTCTTTTTATTTGTGAATACTGTAAAGGAATATTTGCATTTAAGTAAGCCATAATTTCTCCACACTACCATCAAAATCATTATAATTAATTGTTATTTCGTCGCCTATATTAATATTTTTTAATGCTATACCATCATCGTCAACACTTGGATCAGTGCTATGGTTTAAATATTTTTCATTATCAATACCCATAACTAAAATCTTAGAACCGAGTTCTTTTTCATAGGAATGAGTGTCAATAAATTTAGCCAATGATAAAGGCATTCTTGGTAAATTATTTTGATTAAATTCTATTTCAAACTCAGGTCTAACTTCTTTTATTTTTTGACCTTTTTTAACGTTTTCTTTGGCAAAGACCCCTACCCCTTGTATTTTACTTTTGTCGAGATAGGTATCTATCAGCAACATAAAACTATATTATTATTGCGCCTACAATAAGACCAGCAACAAAACAAACGATTTCTCTTCTGTTATGTAATTGCCATATCATAAATTTATCTATATATTTTTTTATCATATTTCCTCCGTTAATGTATATCACCCCAGTTTTTACCGGACTCGTAGTCTACCTTGTTTGGTATCTCTAAGTCAACTGCAGATTCCATAACCTCTTTTATACGTTGTGCTTGTTTATCACTTTCCACAGAAATATCTAGTTCATCATGAATTAT